GTTCTGCCGCTGCTCGTTGGTCACGAGCCGGACGTGCTGCGGCAGCTTGTTGATCGTCAGGCACGGCCGCGCGTTGATCGTCTGGCCCTGCACCGCCCCGCGGGTCGCCAGCACGTCCGCCGGCCACTGCCATGCGTTGTCCGGGCTTCCAGCCATGAACCGCAGGTCGTCCAGCTCGTCTTCACGGCTGTCCGAGAACGCAGAAACCGCCATTTTCAGGCGGTGGCGCATAGTGCTGAGCGTGTCGTCGGCCCCGGCTGATACGTCGCCAGCGGCCTTAACGTCATTTGCCACAGGATTTACCCTTCCTGGCAGCAGCCTTGCGTTTCACGTCATATGCTATCGCAAGTGCTTGTTTTTGCGGCTTTCCAGAGGCCATTTCAGCCTTGATATTCTTGCGGAAGGCGTTTTTGGACGACGATTTGACCAGAGGCATTACTTTTTCCTCGTCTTGGCGGACTCTTTGAACGCCTTGGCCGTCGGAGCGCCTTTTGCGCCCGGTTTGCGCATCTTCTCGCCCGATCCGGCGGCAATACGGGCCTTTTTGGCGTGAATTGCAGCATACAATCCGGGGCTTCCGGGCTTCTTCATTTGTAGGCTCCAACGGCAAGATTTAGCTGATCATCCCCAAGAAAATCAGCCACGTCTCGACATAAATCAAAAAATTCACCAAAGTCAAAATCGGATTTCATGCGATTTATGGCTTGACACACCAAAATGGTGTTGTCGGGCGTATATCCTACGTTGCTATCAATTCTCTCGATAGAGACTGTATTTAGTTTTCCAGACTCCAGCGTCATAGCCCGGCCGCTATAAGCGCAAAAACCCATTTGTTTATCCCAGCAATTCACAATGTGTTGTATCGTAAGGGAAAACTCTTGTTTGCGTTTCGCCGCGCTCTTTTTAGCGTTGCACAGAAATACTCTGGCGCGCCCCTCAATAGTAGAGTTAAGTTTTTGGCGAGAGCGTTCGTTTCCTTCCGCGCAACACACTTTGCACCAGCTATGATAGCCGTCCGGCGTTTGCTTATGCTTGAAAAACATATCAAACGGCTTAGCCTGTTTGCAGTGGAAGCATGTTTTCACGGGCATTTCCACCTCTTCATGGACGCCTTGGCCCGGTCTGCGTTCTTCGATTTGGCGACTACGCCCGCCATCCTGGCGCAAAACGACTTCTTGCGCCCCTCGTCGGCCTTCGTCTTCGGGTTCGGCGCCGGCGGCTTCAGTTTGCTGCCCGTAGCGGCATTATACTTGGCCCTGCCTTTGGCCGTGAGGCCAGCGCCCGCCCTGGTGGACAGCTTCTCGCCGCGGCCGACCGATAGAGATACGGATTTTTTGGCCATTACGAAGCCATCCAGCCAGAAGAATTGCCTGACGGAAGATACGGCCTCGGGCGTGCTATGTCAACGCGCCCCTCCCTGTGCGCCACGGGGAAAGCGAAAGTAACGGCTATCGCGTCCGCGGCGTCGGGGGATGCCAGACCCCTGCTTTTCATATCCTTCTTGCTCTCCAGAAAGATTGCCCCCTTCGAGTCCGGCTTCATCATCGGCCCTGTCAGGTCGCCCTTCAGATACCTGTCGTTCGGGATGCTCGCCGTCTTCAGCCATTCCTTCATCGACCCCCACATCTCGGCCCGCTTGTTGCCATACATAATCGGCTTGCTGGACCGCATCCCGAAGTTGACGCCCCTGATCTTGTACCTCTGCTCCTTGAGCCGGTCCACGACGCCCGCCCCCAGTCCGCCCTCGTCGATGACGACCAGCGCCGGGCTGTAGCTCTGTATGGCGTCGATGACGTGTCCCACCACCGTCATGGTGTCGTCGCCGCGGTGCCGCTGTATCGCGACGATGTCCCTGCCCTGCCGCACCGCTATGACCGTCGCGTCCGACCCGAACCGCGCCGGATCCACCCCGATCACGATGGGTGCGCTCTGATCGTTCCACTTCGGCCTTGACGCGGCTTCGGCTACCAGCGACGCCGGGATGAACTGGTCATCCCCCGCGTTCGGGAACTCACCGTAGACCTCGACGTGCGCCTGCGTGCTGTCCGGCCCATACTCGTCGATGATCTGCTGGTAGACCTGCTTGTCCGTCCCCTCGACCGATCTGGCGTCCACGATCTTGTTGCGCCAGAAGTCCCGCTTTGAGTTAAAGCACTCGTAGAAATACCCCGAGTTGCGGCGCGGGTTGCTGAACGCCAGCCAGAACCTGTTCGGCGTGTTTTCCGTAAAGAAGCCGCTCGCAACCGACCATATACTGTCGTCGATACCGCTAGCCTCGTCGAAGATCAGCATGACGCCCGCGAAGTTATGGACGCCCGCGTAGCTGTCGGGGTTCTCGGCCGACCACAGGCGCCCCTCGACGCCCCAGTAGCGCGTGCCGAGCTTCAGATCCCGCTCGACCAGTTCCGTGATCCACTTGGCCGGGGCGACGCGGGTGGCCGACACCTCGAACCAGTGGCTCTGAAGCGCCATGCTGAGCCACTTCGTAATCTCGGCCCATGTGACGCTACGGAGCTGCGATTCCGAGTTGGCCGACACGATGGTCGTCGAGCCAATCCTTGTCGTCAGCATCCATATAACCAGCCAGCTTACCAGCGCCGATTTGCCAATACCGCGCCCGGATGACGTCGCCATCCTGAACGTCTCGTAGTCTATCTTCCCGTTGTTGGAGCGGATGTGATCCCGCAGCGTCAGCAGCACCTCGCGCTGCCACACACGCGGGCCCTCAAAATGCTCAAGAGGCGTCCCCGGCTTCCCCCACGGGAACGCCAACCGCACGAAGGCCAGCGGATCGTCCTTGATCTGCTGGCTCCATAGCGTCGCCATAAGCTTCTGTTCGTCCTGCGGGGAGAATATGGGCGTCTGCAATTGAACCCTCGATTACCCGCATCTTCGCCTCTTCAAGCGCGGCGGTGATGCTGATTGTCTGGTTGACCTCTACGCTGACCGCCTGACGCGCCACCCATCCGTGGGTGTGCTTCAGTATGTCCAGCGCCGCCTTCGTATCCCCCGCCAGCGCCGCCGTGCGCAGCACCCCGGCCATCTCGGCTTCGGCCTCTGCGCGGCCGCGCTCCTCGGCATACTGGGCCATCTGATCGCGGCTGACCAGCGCCCGATACTCGGCCGGGGTCATGTCCAGCGCGAACGCCAGCGCGTCGCCTTTCAGGCCCAGTTTGGCCGTCTGATAGATTTGCTCCAGACGCGCCTCGGTGGCGGCGATGACGCGCGGTTCATAAGGTAGGCTAACGAATGTCATAGATTGTTAGATAGCATAAAAAATAAAAAATAAAAATTGTTTGCGGACCCTTCGTATTTTTACAAGGAGATCCCAAGGCCGGCCCTCCCCGTCTACAATCCCATCAGCCTATATGTCAACGGTCAAGAGCCAGCATGAATGTCTACTTGCTCTTGACCGTTTACATTAGGTCAAATTGTCATGCGCCTGCGCCTTTCTGGCATGAGAGGAATATCGCCGCGCGGCGTGAACACGAACGCCACGAAGCGAGTGCCTGGACCTTTCAGCCATTTGACCTTGGCGCCCTGCCAGTCCGCGAGCGTGACGCGCCTAAGCGCCGCGACATGGCCGATCGGCCAGTCACCGGACATATAAAGGTCGAAAGCGGCGATTAACGCCGCGTCTCTGTCGTGGGCCGGAAATTCGTTCATTAGCGTGCCTTTCGAATTATAGGTCATATTGGCAGTTTTCGAGGGTAGATTTTAACCGCTCAGAATATTACACTTTCTGCTACGCTATACAATATAAAAACTCCCTAAGATTCTAATCTTTTTTAGACAATATAACCAACACCCCTCTAGAGCCCCGCGTTTTCAAGCCTTTGCGATAGGTCATCCACCTGACAATCCCGCGCCCAAAAAGACAATTTTTTGTAAAAGATTATTTGACAAGCGCTTCGAATCGCACTATTGTCATATTGTCATCCAAACTGGAGTCGGGTAAATGCAAACGATATATCTGGAAACTAATCAGGTCCCGCCGGCTTTGCGCGGCGGTTATGACGGGAAGAAGTTCGCGGCGCGCGTCGCCGAATCCGTTTCCGTTCCTTCCGACGCCGGCTTATGGTCGGGCGGAAGCCGGGACGTTTACACTCTAATTGAACTCGCGAGCGGCGTGCGCCATCCTATGCCGGGCCAGTCAGCGTCGCCGTTCGACGGCGCGCGGCAAGAGCGAACTGTTACGCTTAAGCCGGGCTTTGCCGTCGTGCGCCATAGCATGTTTCAAGGCCGCGACATGGGGCTTACGTTTTTTGTTCACCCCGACAACGCTGCGGCGCTATTGCCCGCCCCGACGGCCGACTTGTCGCCAGTCGAAAGGCTTGTCCTCAAATACACCAAAGAGCGCAAGGCGTCTTACAACGGGCAAGACCGTTACGATATGGCGGCCGACGACATGCGCTACGGCGGGAGCGCTATACGCGCGCTTGGCGTCGAAACCATGCCAGGCCGGGATGAATGGGGCGCTGCTAAGGCTTCGTTAATATCTGGCGGGTATCTCAACAAGGCGGGCGCCATCACCGTGAAAGGCAAAAACCATGTCTGAGTTCATTATAGACGCCACAATCGCCGCGATCATCCTGATTCCCGGCTTATGCTACCTTTGGAGCTAACAAACCACTGGCGCGGGGCAGAAACCCGCGCTATCATCCAACATTCATAAACAGGGAACGTAACAATGGAAACGGCTTACACATTCAAAACCCGCCGATTTACCCTCGAACTGGCGGCCGAACCAGAGTTGTCTTTTGAGTGGCTTGGGGTAGGTGAGGACGCGCTTGTCTGTTTTTGTGCGCGCGTCCGCGTTCTGTTGGACGGGCGCGAACTGGCGTCCGACTATCTGGGCGGCTGCTGGTATGATTCAGTCGAGGCTTTCCGCCAAGACCCGTATTTTTACGACATGGTTCGCAGCGCGATCAAAGACGCCCGCGCCGCTATCCGCAACACGCCACGCCTTCGCGCGGCATAAACGAGGAACGTAACGATGACTACATACAATGGTTGGACCAATTACGCGACATGGCGCGTCAATCTTGAAATCTTCGACGGATATGACTCGCGAGACTTTATGTTGCCACGCGAACCGTCCGACGCGGCCGCGGCGCTCAAAGACATGGCGGAGACGCTTATTTGCGATCAGGCGCCAGAGGGCTTGGCGCGAGACTACGCGCTCGCGTTTATCAGTGACGTTAATTGGCGCGAGATTGCGACGCATATGCTGGAGGACGCGCAATGAAAATCGTTTGCCCTCATTGCAAAAGCGAAAACATCGTGCGCGATGCGTGCGCAACATGGGACGGGACTGAATGGGTTTTGGCTGGCGTTTATGACGATATGACTTGCCAGGACTGTGACGCGGAATTTTACGAAGCGGAAAAAGCGCAATGACGAAAGAGCAATTAGACGCGATTTGGAACGCGCCCGGCGTGCAAAACGCCGGCCACCTGAACCTATGGACGCGCGACTGGCGCGGCGACTGGCAGGCAAAGCAAGGCGCACGGCGCGCCCCGGCGTGGGACAAGGCGCTACTGAAACGCGCACGGCGTGACCTGCCAAAATGGCATGAGGGATACAAGAAAGGATACCGCACGTGAATATGGAATACACGATCGACGAGCTCGCGCTCCTGCCCGGCTGCGCCTGCTATGCCTACGGCGTCGCCGACGTCAACTACACAATCGCGCCGGCCGATCCTGATAGCGGCATATTCCGCCCGCATATCGAGGACCTGTGCATAACCGGAATCGCCCTGGACGGGATAGACCTAAGCGATCCCGGCCGCCAGCTAGACTCTACCGAGCCTCTATATAAGCTGATCGAGGCGGCTCTGTTTCGCGACGACGCCCTGACGCAAGCCTGTCTCGAACATTACGAAGGGGGCGGCGCATGGGACGAATGAAAGACTTGGCTCTCGACCTCTCTGAGATGAGTTATGGCGCCTTGCGCGCGATGTTAGACATGGGCGGCGGCCTGACGCCTTACGTGCAAGAGGAGCTTGATCGACGTGCTTTCGGTGAATCTATACCCGACGCCCCGCACGAAGGCGAAAGTAACCAACGACGCAGTGACGATAGAAACGCCTGACGGGGCCGTCCGGCTTCACTTCCCGCACGCCGACGCCCGCGCCCTCGCGGCTGTCGCAAAAACCGTAAACTTCGCCTTAAGGTTCAAAGACCATGCAACTGATCAGTCTGCTAATCGTGGTGATTCTGGAAATCCTCATGGGGGTAAAGTAGATGGAATCAAACAGCCTTAAACTCGCGCGACTGCGCAAAGAACTAAACGAGGCCGAGTGGACTTCCGACATAGCGCGAGAGGACGCCTTGCGCCGTGAAATCGCCCGGCTAGAGCTTATGATCGAACTGGGGACGCACTATGACGAGCCATTTTGAGGACATGCTGGCGGCCTATGGGGCCGTTATCCCTGACTTGCCGGTGGACGAGCCCTGCTATCGCGTCAATCGCTCTCTGTGGGCGCTATACCGCCGCCTGGACCCTAACGCCCAGGAGCATCCCGTTTGCACAGAAGCGGAAATCGTCCGGCGCCTCGATTTGCTTTACATGGGGGACGGCACCTGCTAGAAACCATCAATCACGTTTCCTCCCCCACTGCCCGGCCCCTAAAAAGGTCGGGCGTTTCTTTATGGGGTGCATATGAACGCGCACGAATACGAAGAACGCCTGAAAGCGCTTCAACAGGAAGTAACGCGCGCCTATCTCGCCGGCTATAGTGAAGCCCGCGAGCGATCGCAGCACACGATCAAATTTGCTATCGACGAAAGCGACAGGCTACGGCGCGCGCTCGAAGAGGCGTTGGCGCATGTTGACGAGACCGCCAGGGTCCGTATTCTAGCAACAATGCTGCGAGGCAAACCGCAAGATCCAGAATCATCGCAAGAGCCTTATCGCCAGAATCGTGACGAATAGGCACACGGGGCCGATCACAAGATGATCGCCCCATGTCGCCGGCTCGCGCTTGCCGATTCCGGCCGCATCAAGCGCAAAGTCGAGCAGGATCAGCGCCAGCGCTGGCAAACAGAAAATAACGATGCCCTGCCATAAGTCAGTCATAACGCCCATCGTCTCACGACGGGCGCATGTTGACAACCATTATTTCGCCAGCGGCAGGTTAACCACGCTCACGGGCGGCGCTCCAGGCGCGTCTTCCAGCAAGTCCCGGAGCTGGCTCTTCGTCGCCCCGGCCGCGAGCAGCCACGGGGCCGCCCAGCAAGCCTTTTTGGTCGCGTGGCGCGCGGAAGCGATGCGGCCCATGTCCTGCCAGCCGGCTTCTTTCAGGGCGTGCAGAAGCGCCGGCTGCACGATTTTGAGGCCGCCGGGCGCGTAAGCGCTTACGTCATTACAGACTGCATAAAACGGCGCCCCGACCACGCCCCTCGAGAACGGCGCTTCGCGCGCCTGAATCCGCCCCATGATGAACGATTCAGCGTTCGACATGCCGTTTTCGATCATAGACCGTTTGAAATCAGTTTCGATAGGCGTCGCGGCCGGGTTGAAGGCCGACACGTCCCGCGCCAGCAGCCAGCTCGCAACGGCTTCATACCCGCCCGACCGATACCAGTTCCACAAGGCGTCCGCCTCTTGCGGCGCCATGCGCGGCGCGCGCGACCATGTGCAGAACCAGCGGCGGTCTTGCGACGGCAACGTGATCGGCACAGGGTCATTCGTGAAGGCCAGCACGAAGACGCGGTTCAGCGCCTCATAGGGGTGCAGGCCCTTGCGATTGACGGTCAGGGTCTCGGGCGGTGCGGCGATGATCGGCTTAAGCCGGTTGGCGAGCGCCCGGCGCTCTTTCGCCTCCGGCTCCCGCAGCTCGTTAAGGATCAAAACCTCGCTCTCTAGCGCATACCCCCACTGGCCGGCGAGCCCGTCCGAGTCGATGATCCCGCGGTTCTTCAAGAACGGCCCGCACACGGCCCAAATAAAGGGCGCCCAGAGCGTATCCTTGCCGCAGCCTTCGTCGCCGCCGTGCAGCACGGCATGATTGATCTTCACGTTCGGATTCTGAACTTTGAACGCCATAACGTCGAGGACATGCCGGCGCTCGTCGTCGTCCGGTATCAGGACCGCCGCATGGTCCAGCCACCTGGTAACGTCGCCCCTGTGCGCTTCCATCCACGCCGCCGTGTCACGGCCCTCGACAGGGCGGAACGGGCGCGCGTTGATCCATTTGTTGCCATACACGAGCCCGTCGCGGGAAACGATCTCGGTCTCGCCTGGCGCGTAGGTAATACCCGCGAGCGCCCGACCGCCGCAGTCCTGCCGCTGCTCG